GTCCTTTTTAGTGTCAACGCTTCCGCTGAATACCGCCTCGCCGTTTTCATTGAGGTACACGGCTTGATTGTTCTTTTTGTCGTAAATAATAAAAACAAACTCACCTTTATAATTTCCGAGCCGTATACGGATATTAGCGCCGTCGCTTATCGTCAGCAAATCACCCACTATTTTAAGCAGGTTATTATCCGACTGCACTTCGTTTCGATCTGTGTTCACCGTTCCTTGCACTTTGCGAATGTTTACGCTGTTATTTGCGGTCTGCCACTTTGCAAATTTCTTTGTTTTTTCTGACGTTTGCCATAGTTCGATAAAAAAATCACGTCTGATATGCCCGATTGATATATTAGATTCTTTCGGCTCTAACGGATACGCTTGGTATTCTGTTACTCGTTGCACATACTCCGTCCCATCAAGGTCAAAGACGTGGACCGTGTCGCCTATCTCCAACTTTTCAGCGTCGCCGTATTCAGCTAATTTTGATAGGTCAATCAATTTACCGCTGATTGTCAACTGTGGTACGTCAATTCTATCCTCGTTATCCTCATCAAATTCCCACTTTGCATTACGGTACAGTTTGGCCGCTGATGTATAATCGCTATAGTCCTTGTACCCCTCTTGTACTCCGTATTTTTCAATGTTTGGACTGTCTATATATGCTTTGCCGCCGTTTACACTGCTGACTGTTAAATCGTCACTTCCGAACGCCCATAAACGCGTTATCATATCGCTTACGTTGCGTTCTATTGATATGCTTTGCATATTTTTTTCTAAACGCAGTCTGACGCCGTTATCTGTGCCGATACGTTCAACAATGGCAATGTTACATACAATGTTGTTATTACTGTCGATAGTTGTTTCGTGGAATATCTCGCCACGCCCCAAATTTTCTATTATCGTTTTTATAACGTCCCACAAATTCGTTTTGTCGGTAGAGAAAAAATCAATCAGCAGTTCATCATCTGCAACCCACTTCATTCCTTTGGCGGTCAGCTCTGCATCTGTCATAATGTGAAAAATGCACCTTTCCCCGACCGTCTTTTTAAAATCTGATATAATATCAATCGCTTGTTTTAGAACATATCTTGAACTTTTACCGATATGGTCGCCGATTGTCGGTATAAACGCTTTCTGCGCCTCATACACAAAATGTGGTGTACCGTAAACGTGCAGTGAATCCGCACCGTTCATATTTCGTGTTGTTCGGCTGATTTCGTATATATGACCGTTTACGCTAACCAACATATTTTGACTGATTAGACGTGCCTTTTCGTCGTATGGATAGTCAAATTCAATACTTCCCGTATCGTTCAATATCCTTGTTTCTTTGACGTTATATGCGTTGTTCAGTACCTCACCTGTTTCAAAACTGTCTGTATATCTGTCGTGCAATCGCATAAATGTTATCTGTCCCATTTGTATATATCCTCCGTTTCTGTATTCCACACAGACTGTGGATAAAATGAAAATTCGACCGTTGCCGTCGTGGATAAATTTATTGTATTCGCCCCTGTTTCCAGTTCAAAAAAACTACCTTTGATTTTTTTCATAATACTGTTGCCGTTTACGTCTGTTACCGACTGTTTGTCGCAGTCAATAACGCAGTTTTCCGACACCGTAATACTGATACCGTTACAGGTTATCGTTGTAGGTTTTGTGACGTTTGTAGCACGCAAAACAGGTCTGACAGGACGGTCGCCTGTGTTATGTATTGTGCTGTCGCCTGCCGTTGTAATCGTGTAATATTCATTCGGTCCGATTGGTATTTCATCATCTAATTTGATGTTTTGGCTATCCAATATCGGACCGTCAAAAATATCAAATACCAACGCCGCCCACGTCTGCACCTTGAACGACACCGAAATGACCGCTTTGCGTCCGTAGTTTTCGGGTTTGTAGTCAATCGTTTCAATAACTGTTGCGTTCCATTTGACATTCGGTGTGTCGTCAAATATCAACTCACCGCGTCCCATTAACCACGTTGTGATTTTTGTGATTTTGCTGTTCAGTTCAGACATATCCGCCGCCGATATTTGCAAATTCATTTTAAATACACGGTTTTTATAAAATTCACGGTTGTACGCATTTGCCGTTGAAAAATCATATTCACCGTCTATATATGGGCTGTCATATGTCTGTATTTTCATTTCAGGTTTAATCGGACGTGACTGCGTTTGTACAGTCACTCCGAAATCGTTTGAATGTTTGTTTTTAAAATAAAATCCGTTTCGCATTTTCTACCTCCGCGCATTATACATAGCTACCCAAAACGGCGCTGTCAGTCGTATTGATTGTGATTTTACTGTTGTTGTTATAGTTCTGCTGTTCAATCTTAATGCCCTTAATAGCCTCTATAATCTCACCCAAAGTCTTGGTTATCTTATCATTGCCGCCGCTGACTTCCTGTGTTATATCCGCCACAATACCCGTCACGTCTATACTGTCAATGTTGGTTGCAATGGACTTGATGAAATCAGCCTTGCTGTTTTCCAACGCGTCATACTCCGCCTCCAACTTCTCAATCGTGGCATTGTTCTTGACCTGTAATTGATACAGTTCTTCGTCACGTTGCAGTTGTTTCATCTGCTCTTGCAGTTCCTTGTATTTTTGTTGTCCTCGGTCTGTTACTGCATTTGCGTAAATATCCAACTGTGCCTGTGTTTCGGACATATCAGCCTTGCGGTCCTCTACCGTCCAACTGTCCTGTAATGCCTGTTCCTGTGCAGAAAATTCATCACGCAGTTTATTGATGTAGTCCTGCTGTTGCTGTAGCATATCGTCAAACGATTCGCCCGCTTGGTCGAACATATCGTGATTTAGTTCAGTCATATTTTCGTTGTATTCTTTGCGGCTGATTAACCCCAAATCATAGTATTCCTGTGTATACTGCTGAATACGTTTTAAACCGGCGATATATTCTTCATCAGTCATACCGTAATACTTGCGTTGTTCTTCCAACCAGTTCTTTGACTGCTCCACACGCTCCGAATACATATCCGAACCTAATTCACTTTGATACTTGTCGAACTCGTCCTGTGTCAACTCGCCGTTCGCCAATTCCTCACGGTGCCTGTCCATAACTCGGTTATAGGCATCAAGCGGATTATCGCCGTTATCTTGCCAGTCGTTGAAATATGTATGCTCGCTGATGTAGTCCTTAGATATGTTGTATTCTTGTTCAATCTGTTCTTTGCGTTTATCTAAATATTCTTCATTCAGCTTGTTTTTAGCCTCTACATATTCTTTGTGGCTGATTATACCCTGTGCGTACATTTGTTCGGTGTACGTCTGTATTCTGCCGATACCTGCGATATAATCG